AACCGATTCACGAATGGGACAACGTCTGGGCGGGTGAAGGGAACAAGTTCGCAATCTATGAGCCGGGCGTTATCAAGGTGGGCGTCCACCTGATGCTCGATACGAAGAAGCCGGGGTATGTGCCGTTTACCTATCCTCACCCCTTAAACATTGCGGATGGGGTGCCGCCTCCCACGCCGGACCCTACGCCTTCACCCGTACCGCCTCCGCCGGTTCCTCCGGTTCCGGTGGACCTCTGCGAGAAGAATCCGGTCGTGATTACCGGGCTCAAGTTCCCGGCACAGCAGAGCGGAAATCGGTCGCTGAGCTGGAACAGCGGAACGCAAAAAATTGAAATGGTCGAGTTTCTTTATCCAGGAACCGTCCGGTTTACCCGCGTCGATGGTTGCGCGCGGACCTACAGGAAAGGGCAGTAAATGAAGACTCTCGTTCTCGTGTTGTTTCTCCTCCTCTGTCCTGCGGTCTACGGGCAAACCCAGATTGTCGTTGGGCAACAGAAGCAACTGGAGTGGCTGCAGGCTGCTCCCTCACAAGCCGCGGCGCAAGCCTACAGTTACAAGCTTTACGTCACTGGCGAAGCGGACGTGCCGGTGTTGCCCGGGGTAACCTGCGCGGGGTCGGGCTCCTCGTTCACCTGTCGGGCGAATCTCCCCTTGTGGCCGATTGGTGCCTACACCCTGACTCTCACAGCCAGAGACGCGAACCTGGAAAGCGGCCACAGTCCTGCGCTTGCGGTGCAGGTTGTCGCCGTGCCTGTGCCCCCCGTAGCACCCCAGGGACTCGGGGTCGTGCCGTGACGTGTTCAAGGTCCGCTGGCAATTCCGTAGTGACCGGCGGAACAAACCGAAGCCCTGCGTCTCCTGCGGAGCAGAGACTAAGGCCCGCTGGTATCTCAGCCGGGACGAACAACCAAAGGTTCGGGTCGGATTCGTCCTTTGCCATGACTGCCGCGAACAACTCCGGGAGCGGCAAGACTCGGTCGATTTTGATCTGTTCTGGGCGCTGCGGGTAAAGCCATGAAGAAACGGATCTACAGCGTGAAAAGCGCGGCGGAAGCTGTAGGGATGTCGTTGCGGCATTTCCACAGGGCGGCGATTGAAGAGGGCGGTGTCCCTGTGTTCGCGATCGGCCGAACCCACTTCATGCTCGCCAGTGACCTGGAGCGGTGGAAGAACACACCCCGGCGCCGGAAGGCGACAGCAAAGCGCGGTGTTTACCCTCGGTGGAGGACGGCCTGAAGAAACGAACTCGAAAACAGCCTCCGACTCAGCGTCAGAAGGAATACGCCGCTGGTCGTATCGCGAGCCCGAGAAAGACCAAGAAAGACGTCGCCCTGGAAGCCGGGTATCCCGAATCGATGGCGGCCCACGCGACGACGCACATCGAGAATTCAAAGGGTGTTCAAGAAATCTTGCAGTCGGCAATAACGAAAGCAGGGATTACCGACGAATTCATAGCCAAGCGGATGAAAGAAGGGTGCGACGCGGTTTACAAGAGCGGCGACACCGACTTTAAGGAACGCCGGGAAATGATCGATCTCGTCCTCGAAACCACTGGCAAGAAAGCCGCTCAGCAGCACGAGCACTCCGGGAAAGTGGGCCTCTATCAAATCCTTGAGGAAAGTTTCGGTGAATGACCAAAGCCGCTTCAGCCATGAGGTATTACCGGGAAGCTCCCGACGGGGCGGTGCGGTTCGTCCGGGAAGTCCTTCACGCGGAGCCCGACGATTGGCACATCGAAAGCCTCATCGCCTACCAGTCGAAGAAACCACGAACGGTAATGAAAGCCTGCAAAGGGCCGGGGAAAACCGCTGGCCTCGCGTTCATGGGCTGGCACTTCCTCTCCTGCTTTCCCGATTCGAATGCGGCGGCGACGTCGATCTCGAAAGACAACCTGCAGGACGGACTCTGGAAGGAAATGGCGAAGTGGCAGGCCAAAAGCCCCTTCCTGCAGCAAACCTTTCAGTGGACGAAAACCCGAATCGTCTCGAAGGAACGGCCGGCGCATTGGTGGATGTCCGCTCGAACCTGGGCGAAGTCGGCAGACGCACAGCAGCAGGCGAACACCTTGGCCGGCCTTCACGCCGATTACATGCTCTTCCTCCTGGACGAAACCGGAGCCATCCCGGAAGCCATCATGGCAACAGCGGAAGCGGTCTTAGCCTCGGGGAAAACCTGCCGCATCGTTCAAGCGGGCAACCCGACAAACCTCGAGGGTCCGCTCTATCGAGCCTGCACCATGGACCGCGCACTCTGGAACGTCATCGAAGTGACGGGGGACCCCGACGACCCGAAGCGTTCCAAGCGTGTGAGTCAGGAATGGGCGCGTCAGCAAATCGAGAAGTACGGGCGAGACTCCCCCTGGGTCCAAGTCAACGTCTTCGGGAACTTCCCGGCGTCGTCACTGAATACGCTCCTGGGACCCGAAGAAGTCATGGCGGCGATGAAGCGTCACCTTCGGCCCGACGAATTCAATTGGGCACAGAAGCGGATCGGTGTGGACGTCGCGCGATTCGGAGACGACCGGACCGTCATCTTTGCCAGACAAGGGCTCGCGTCCTTCGACCCGATTGTCATGAACGGAGTACGAACCACAGCAATAGCGGCAAGAGTCGCGAATGGAGCAGTGAAGTTTCAAGGCTCGGACCGGGATCAGCCCGTCATCCTCGTGGACGACACGGGACATTGGGGACACGGGGTCATCGACAACTTACACGCGGCGGGATACTCCCCGATCGGTCTTCAGTATCACGGTCCAGCTATCGACCCGCGGTATCGGAACAAGCGCGCGGAAATGTGGATCCAGATGGCCGAATGGGTGAAGGGCGGCGGCGCTCTTTCTCCGAACTTCCCGGAGCTGGTCGGGGAACTGACAACGCCCACCTATACCTTCGTCAACGGCAAGTTCATGTTGGAACCGAAAGAACAGGTCAAGGAACGGTTAGGACGTTCGCCGGATCTCGCGGACGCGCTGGCGAATACGTTCGCCTTACCGGAAATGCCGGGAGGGGTGAAGGTCCGGCAGCAAAGCACACGGCAGTCTATGGACTTCGATCCTTACGAGGATCTTCCACGGCAAACGGCAATCAAGGATTGGGACCCGTATCGAGACACGATCTAGGGAGGGAAGCTTGAACGATTTTCTGAGTCTGTTGGATAGAGGGAAGGTTCTGAAGGGCCGAAGATTGCAGAACGCGGAACTGGCGGCAAGGATTCGCCCGCTCCACGGTCACTACGCGCGCAACACGCTGACGGGATCCATCATCAATCTCGACAAGGACAAGCGGCCGGTAAAGCTCCGGAAGAAACTGCGGCGGATCAAGCGTTACGTGCTCGCGAATCAGAAAGCCTGGGTCGCATGAAAGACCGCTTCGTCTACGCCCGTGAACTCTTCGATGAGTTCTTCCCGGAAGCTCTCCCGATGATCGAAAAGCACAACTCCGCGGTCGAAGGCGAACCCGTGCGTCTGGACCTGAACGAAGCCGCGTACAGACAAAGCGAGAAGAACGGCGGTCTGCGGATCTACACCGTGAGAACCCCGGAAGGCAAACTTGCCGCGTACGCGGTCTACATTCTCGCGATCGAAAACCATCATGGAAAGTTCGAAGGATGGTGTGACGCGTTCTTTCCCTCACCTGAATACAGGGGTGTCGGTCTAAATCTCGTGCGCTACTGCGACCGGGAACTGGCGAAAGAGGGAATCGAGCGGGCCTATCATCAAGTCAGAGACTCCCATCCGAACTTTGCGGAACTGCTAACCCATATGGATTACAAGCCCGTGGCACGAGTCTTTGGAAAGGACATCGCGAATGGCAAAGCCTAAGCCCACACTTCAGGAACTCATCAAGGCCATGCTCGGTTTCAAGGAAGCAGGGAAAGAGTTCTACGCCAAAGCTGACGACATCGAGGAAGTCATTGTCCGGAGAATGAAGCGCGAGCGCGTGATCGATCTCGGAGACGGCAACCAGGCGGAACTGGTCAACAACTTCGACGGGAAGAACAAAGTTTTTCGTCCGGCGGGAGTGAAGAGGTTCGAAATCAAGATCAGCCGGCGGAAGGAAGTCGCGGTTCCGGAGACGGAAGCGTTGGATCAAGGAAGGGTCGCGTAATGGGCAAGCTGAACCCTCTCTCGATGATCGGACCCGCAGCGGGAAAGCAGAAGAAGGAATTCGTCTCGACGTATCAGGACCCCTTTCACAAAGACGTGGCGGGGATTGTCGACCCCCTTGTGTCAAAGAGGGATTCGGGAACACTGACGTACGAAGAAGCCTTCACGGCGCAGCAGACCCTTGAAGACCGGATCTCCCGCTTCGAATTCGACGCGGACCAATACGCCGTGGGTGGAAACGATCAGGCAACAGCGGTTGCCGGGGCGAGACAAACCTTGAACCCCATCATCGCGAACTGGCGCAACGTCTTGAAAGCGGACGTCGATCGGTTGGGACCGAAGCTGAACTTAGCCGCGCCTCCTACACTGGAAAACATTCTGGCCGGATCCGGGAAAACGCCAACAGGACAGGCGAAAGCCGCGGCGGATGCGGTGAAGAAGAAAAAAGGCGGCTATACCTCCACGATTCTGACGGGGTACAAGCCGACGATCGGATCGAAGCCCAGGCCGAAGACGGTGACGGGTTATTGATGTGGACAAGACCTGGGCCGCGCTGGTCGTCGCCATTATCGGCCTCGTGTTCAACGCGGTCGGAATGGTCGTGCTGATGGTGAAGGGCGGACGCTGGACGGGGAAGGTCGATACCCGCCTGGAGAATCAGGATAAGCGGTTGGATGAGCACGCAGCGGAGATTGCGGCGCTCCAGAGTATGAGATTTCGCCGTTGAACTAGATCCCCAACGGTGAACAGCGGGCCGCTTTCTTCTCCTGGGGCGGCCCGCGAACAGATGCCACGGAGGGCACGTTGAAAGTAAAAAAGGGCGCTGACGTCAAAGGACTCTCGGAGCAAGTCTGGTTTGCTCTGGGTGTTTGCGCTGCCGAATCGCGACAGCTCGGCGTCGGACTGGTTGTTACTTCTGGCCGGGACGGCGCGCATCGTCCAGGCTCCCTCCACTACACCGGGAACGCGGTCGATATCCGAACCCGGGATCTCTCGCCCGCGGCACAAAAAGACTTCCATGAATACCTAAAGGGCCTGCTCGATCGGCTCGGCTTCGACGTCGTTCTCGAGCGGGATCACCTACACATCGAATGGGACCCCAAGAAAACAGATATCCCTTGGCTACAGGAGGTGGCCTGAATCATGAAATTTCAATTCAAAGACTGGAAAGCCACAATCGCCGGCGTCCTGATGGGCGCCGGGAACGTCGTCGCGTCGCCCGATATCGACGTCCAGACCGGACTCTTGTCCCTGGGCATCGGTGTATTGGGAAACATCCTCGATCGACAGATGCAAAACAGACTACCGCAACCGTCGGTCGTGCCTCCACCGATGCCGGCGCCCGCTCCACGACGGAAGCGCACTCGTAAATAAATGAAGTATTCCGAAGTTCACGGAACGAAGCGGCAACAGTACGAACGGACGCGCGTCGCGCTCGAGAATGAACGCTCGAGTTTTATCGCGCACTGGCAGGACTGCTCCCGCTTCATCCTCCCGCGGCGGTCGAGGTTTCAAATCTCCGACCGGAACAAAGGCGAACGTCGGAATCAATCGATCATCGACGGGACCGCAACACTCGCGGCAAATACGGCACAGTCCGGAATCCACGCAGGAACGACAAACCCGACAACGGAATGGGTATGGTTGACCGTTCCTGACCCCGATTTGGCGGAGTTTCCCCAGGTTAAAGAATGGCTGCATCAGGTGACACAGAACATGCTGTCCCTGTTCCTGCAGTCGAACATCTATCAGAGCCTTCCGCTGGTTTACCTCGATATGGTGACCTTCGGAACCCCGGCAATTTCCATGCTCGAACACGAGCGGGAAGTCTTCCGGACGAAGACATATCCGGTCGGATCGTTCTCCCTGGGGATCGATCAGGACGGCAAGGTCGATACCTTCGTCCGTGAGTATCAAATGTCCGTGCGGCAGATTGTGGGGGAATTCCTCTGGAATCAGGCGACAGACACGATTGATTGGAAGAACGCCTCCGTTGCCCTGCAAAACGCGTGGGATCAGGGCAATTACGAAACGATGCTCGACGTCTGCTGGATCACGGCGCCCAACCCGGACAAAGACGCCCGGAAGCTAGGCTCGAAATACCTTCCGTGGAGCTCCTGCTATTTCGAAAAGGGTCAGAACGAAGAGGGCAAGTTCCTCCGGGAATCCGGGTTTGAAGAGTTTCCGGTCTTCGCTCCGCGCTGGACGGTGGGGGCCGAGGAGATTTACGCGACACAGTGGCCGGCCGCTGATGCTTTGGGCGACATTCGACAGCTCCAAACGATGCAGAGACGGAAGGGGCAGGCTATCGAAAAGATGGTCAATCCTCCCGTCATCGCTCCCGTTTCGATGATGAACCGGCCCGTTTCCATCCTCCCCGGTGAAGTCACCTACGGGGATGAGGGGCAATTCGGGAAGGGCGTCCGGTCCATCCATGAGGTTCCGAACTTTATCGGAGAGCTCCGGGAAGACGTCGGGGATATCCGGAATATCATCTCGAGGCACTTCCACGAAAACCTGTTTCTCATGCTCGCGCAGTCCGACCGGCGACAGATCACGGCGCGCGAAATCGAAGAACGGCATCAGGAAAAACTCCTCGCACTCGGGCCGGCGCTCGAGCGGATCAACGAAGATTTGCTCGACCCCCTGATCGATCGAGCGTTCGCGATTATGGTCCGGAGGGGAATGGTTCCCCCTCCCCCTGAAGAGATACAGGGAATGCCGCTGAAGGTCGTTTACCGGGGATTGCTCGCGCAAGCGCAGCACTTAACGAAGGTCGTCGCGATCGATAGGTATCTCTCCTCGGTGGTTCCGCTGATGGAATTCTTCCCGCGGATTGGATTCCGATTGAACCCCGATCAAATCGCGGAAGAGTACAGAGACGCCTTGGGGGTGAACCCGAAGTTCCTCGTGAGCAAAGAGGAAGCGGACGCGGCCCAGGCCCAGGCGCAACAAGCCCAACAGATGGCAATGCAGGCCGAAATTGCCGCAACCGGCGCAAAAGCCGCGAAGGATCTCGGCTCGACCGATATGTCCCAAGACTCGGCGTTAAGCCGAATTGCAGAAGGAGTCACGCAATGACAGTTTCTACTTCATTCACCGAAGCCGGGGTTTCCGAACTCCTATCTCTCGAACCGGGACAGTCGGCAACCTACGCGGTATCGGGAACCTATACGGGACTTGTGGATCTGGAGCGGTCGAACTCCCCAACAACACACTGGAAAACACAGGTCGCGGGCGTCGCGGGCGTCGAATACTCGGGCACGTTCAAGAACGAAACGAACGGCTCGATGTGGCTCCGGTTTCGCGCGAAAGGCGAACTCACTGGAACGGCGGTTACGGCGATTGCGGACGCGGTCGAAACGCTGCAAACGATACCCGGAACGGATGGCGTCAGTCGGCTCGTGGTCACCGAATCGGGCGTTGCGATCACCGGCACGCTCGCGGTCTCGGGCGGGGTCACAGGGGCGCTCTCTCTAGACTCAACCCTCCACGTCGCGGGACAGCCGACAACCTCGGCGGACGTCGGGGCAAAGGCCGGCTCAACCGTCTCGGTCGTCGAGCGGGGAAACGGGGTCATTCACAAAACAATTCTCACGCTGACCGCTACTCCTCTGACGATCACGGACGCCCTGGTCTATGCCGGCGTGAAGATCTACGACTTTCCCGCGGGACGGATCGCAGTGATTGGAGCGGTTGCAACCCTCGCGTTCACGACAACCAGCGCGATTATCGGGACGATCAACTCCGCGGCAGGTCTCGATTGGGCGGTCGGTACGGCAGTAGCGTCCAGCTCCACCCTCGCGAACGCGATGGTAGACCTGATTCCCAAGGTCGACAATCCGACCTCGACGGTTATCAACGTCGCGGCGGCGGCAACCTCCGGGGCCCTGGCAGCCTCGGCACAGTTCGACGGCGCCACAACCGCGGCGATTGACGCGTTCCTGAATGTGGGATTCCCCACTGCGGACGATGTCGACGCGGACGGAACGCTCACGATCACCGGAACAATCACCATCACCTGGATCAATCTCGGAGAC